GTAACAACTAACGTAGCATCGTACCACATAGACATTCCACCTTTATTCTGTAGCTTAGGTTGACCCATCGGCGATTCAGGTTTCATAGTCCATACTTTATTAATAGCAACTAACGTATTTGTATAAGCTGAGTTTTCTTTTCTAGATAATAATATCTTTTGATTTAAGTTATTACCGAATTGTGTAGACATTGCACCTGCATTCCATTCATTATTGTTCTTATTAGAACGTACTGAAAGATCACAAGGTACTGATCCTATACTATCCCAGAAGAAACATAAATCATAAGGTAAATTACCTTTAGCTTGCTCATCCATAAGATCAGCTATATAAACAGCTACATCTTCAATAGTATTTAATAATCCTCTGTCTGCATATAAGAAATGACCTTCATAGTCAGTAACGTTACCGTTAGCATCTTTTACTTCGTCAAACTGTAATCCCATCTCTTTAGCATGTTCCCAAGACCATTTCATCTCGGTTACTATAAAGACTGGGAGAATGCCCAGTTTTTGAGCATTCACCGCAGCTTCTATCAGGGCAGTAGTTTTGCCCGTATCACTATGTCCTCTCAGAAGAGTGATATGTCCGGTGGGAATACCGGGGAGGGAAGTAATGTCCTGAAAAGCTTTAGATAAAGGAATCCATCCTTGTTCTTTAAACTTAACAGACGCATTAGAAAATCCTTTCTTATTCTTAAAATTGCTTAAATTAAACGACTTTCGAACATTCGCAGTCGCTCTTGCCTGTACTTCTTTCTTTTTTGCCATACTTATTCGTTAAAAAGGTCGTCAAATTTACTTACTGTATCCTTGTTACCAGTTGTTGCAGTTTCTAGAGTAAAGTCTTTCTTTACTGGTGCTTCAGCTTTAGCTGGAGTGTCTTCTGCAGAACCAGGGTTAAGGTGGTTTTGAAGTTGCTTTTTAATGAAATCGTAATCATACTGAGTATGTACATCAGAAGGGTCTGGTTGAGTTTTTAACCATGTTTCTACCTGATTATTATCGTTAGATAACGCAGTTTGTTTAGGTTTGATTCTAACTGATGTTTCAGGGTAAGGGTTTCCTTGTTGTTGTTCTACAACTAAATCCCAGCCGTTAATTACATCCGTAATGTCACCAATGTCTTCATCAGCGATTAGAGCTAATAAAGCTTTGTATATTGTGATCCCGAATCCCCATAATCTAACACCCTTTTCTTCTTCTCCTCTTACCACTACTGGTGCAAAGATTCTAGTTTTAGGTGAAATTTTACCGGCCAATGACCAGTTGTCTCTGTCAGAAGTTTTTCTTAGTTCTTTTACAAACTCTTCTACAGGGTCTTGTTTACCAAAATTAGACAAAGCAACCATAGGGTATTTTCCAATACCGTAATGAAACTTTAGCTCTTTAAAAGGCATAGTAGGATCATAAAACGAAGGTACTAACCTTACAGTTTGTTTTCCTAATTGTGGTTTCCAAAAAATTGTTGAGTAGTCAGTCTTTTCTCTTTGCTGACCGCTGTTGTTCAAGGCATCTAGCTTAGCCTTAATAGCATTTAAATCCATATAACTAATTTTAATTAATAACTTTATATTAATATAAGAAAAATAAAATTAACGAGCAACTATAACTCAATTATTTTATATAACTTAGTATTAATTCTTTTTAAATCTGGTCCTTTTGTAAGAAGTACACAATTTCTAAAATCTGGCCAGTTAATTCTGTAAGAGGTATCTAATTGTCCGCCGTTAAGCTCTTTAATAAGTGTATTAAGAGCATTAATTGTGTAAAGGGTGTTGGATTCTTTTTTTCTATGTACAAGTATAGTATTTTCAAGAAACGTTCCTACATTACCGAAATCTACATTATATGTACATATGTATTCGTTTAAACTTTTCGAATACAGTACAAATATTTTATTGTAAATGATGTTGTAGCGCTCTTGAATATTCTCTAAAACAGGCTCAAGCGTTTCTTCTGTAGCGAAAGTACAGAATAATTTATTACTCATATCTTCATTTAATGTTATAGGGTCGATGTCATAGTCGAACCTACTTTCTGCAACCATTGTCATTTGTTATAAATATTAAAGTGTTTCACAAACATAAATCTTTAGAGTATTTAAATTTTACCGGGTACTTGTTACCTGATTCTAAAATTATTTTTAACTCTTCTAAAGTGTCCTTCCCATCCTCCTTACTGAAGTCAAAAAGTAACGCATCGTAAGTATAGAGTACTACCTTTGTTTTTTTATTTTGTAGATACCTAAGTACTTCTTTTAAGATAGTAATATTTCTTGAAGTTTCCAACGATTGCATTAAATAGTTCATTAATTTTTGAGGATTCATATCTTTAAGTTCCTCGGTGAATGGCTTATTTGATGTAGGATTATTTACTTCTCCTATAGCTTCATACTTGATCCACAACGAGTTAATAAACTCTTGGATCTTTACAAAAATATCAACATCTTTATACTCTTGCGGTATTCTGCCGTATAAAGCATGAAAATTTATTTGTTTTGCTTTAGAGTACTCTTCGTCACCTATAACAGATTTCTTAAAATACTTTTTAGCAAGCTGCATATGTGCTGATTCCTCAGTTAATTCGTAGCCTAATTGTTCACAAAGAAGTCTAACATGATATCCGTCAAAATCAAATTCAACAAAAAAATCATTTTGTGGTTTAAAGCTTTTTCGGTGTTTATCTGTTTTAGGTATAGCAGCATAGTTTACTGAATTAAAAGCATTGGTAGGTCTAGAAGTAATATTATATAAATTGTAGTAACTATATGTAATATCGTCAATTATATTATATTTAGGGTTTCTAGGTGTGAACATCTCTTCAAATTGTTCTTTAAAAATACCTATACCTGATTGTTCTAATAAAAAGAATACATTAGTTGCTGTATTATTATAAAAATCGAATCCATTTGGTATATCTAAACTAATTACATCTTTAACTGTATGGTATATGCTTTCGCTTGCTTCATATAACTTAGATATGGGAATAAGTTTATTTGTTATGCTAATATCCTTAAATTTATTATAGAATATATTGATATAAGAAAAATCTCTTGAATACTCTAATCTATCGAACTTAACCATCGAGTAAAGTAGGGATAAATCAGTTGCTCCCTGTAGATTAAAGTGATAGAGTAGTTGCTTTTTATCTAACGTATAAAGTGTAGTAAAAGCTTTCAACAGTTCGTAGACACGTTGTTTGTCTACATTTAAACCTTCATCGTGATCTATAGGTATAATAAAACCGTGTTTAGAGTTTATAGGTCTAATATAGACTGCTACAGTATCTGTTAATTTTGGGTGATAGTAGAAGCTGGTTGGTATAATATCTACATACCCTCCTAGTCTACCTAATGATTGTAACCGATCTAATTGAGTATCTGTCTCAATAATATAAAACATACATAACCTTTTATATAATATAAGATTATTTCTTTAGACTACAAACTGTCTGTAATTATTTACTATTTGTGATAAACCTTTTATTGTTTTTTCACCTTTTAGCACAGTTTCTTTGTTTTGTGAAGTAGCTCCAAAGTAAATATAAGGTCCTTTATTTATATCTCCAACTGGTCCTTTAATAATCCAGTCTAATTTTAATGTTACTGCATAGTTTACTGATTCAAATCTATTATAATTTTTTCGATTTGCTTCTATAATTGCATTTGTCCTTCTATCTTGTACAAAATACCTTTTAAATTTACCAATTTCGTAATCTCTGTCGGTAGGTTTTATATAATCGTTTTTAAGTACTAAAGGAGATTCATCACCGGTATCTGCTGATCTAAGATCTTGGAGTTGAGTTGTGTTACTTGTAAACTTTTTTCCTTTATATACTTCTCCAGAAAAAGACTCTATAAATGGGCCTATGTATTCTGATCCATCTGCGTTGAATAGTTCACCTCCTTTTGTGTGTTTAACGTTATATTTCGATTTTGGTAAGTACATATTAATTAAAGGTAAAGTGCCAGTGGCCGCCAGTAGCGTGACCTGTTGGTGTCTTATATTCGTTTAAAAAGTTAACTAAGCCTGATTCTACCATACCTGCAATAATACCTTCCACTATAGCAGAAGCTTTTTCTACTTGCTCAGTAGTTGCAGTTTGCTGTATAGCTAAATCTAAAGCTCTTCCTTTCCTGTGGAAAGTTGACTTTGGTGGAATAGGGTTAAGTATATGGAAAAAATCGTGACCACCGGTCCATCTAAAGTGTAAGTCTTTTATACCCTCTTCGGAGAGTTTCCGCTGTATATTACTCATTATTACCTGTCCTCTATTAGCTGTAACTTTCTCAATATCTTCCCCACTTGAAGTTAATTCATATCCTTTTTCAGAAAAATTAGGCTTAGTTGCAATTATTTTTCTAAGTTCTGTAGCATTTGGAAATAAACTTTCATCGTCTTGATCTACTGCTAGTATATCTTGTATCAATTTTATTCTATCTGTAATTGGGTTCTTTACTACGACTGTCTCATTATATTGAGCTGTAATCATCATTAAAGCGGATATAGAGGTAATCCATTGATTGTTTTCGATTTTATTATCTAAACCTGTAATAGTAAAACTAACATTGCCATTATATCTTGAAGGCAATAAACCAGGTCCAAGCTTAAATACATCTGTTATTCTAAAACCTGATATTCCTAATATATCAAAGCTAAGTTGTATCGGTAGTATGCCGGGAGGGTTAGTTTTTTTAGTAATTATTTCATTTTTATATAATAATATCATTACTGCTTGGTGAGCAGGTTTAAGTTTTGCTATTGAAGCTGTTGGTAAGGTATTTTTTTTATTAATAGCATTATAATATGCGGAAATATCTAATATATGATTATATAATTTATTTTCTTCAGCTGCTCGCTGTTGGGCATTATCTGAATTAATATTGTCTAGAGATCTTTGTGGTACAATTCTATCTCTTACGTTATCATAAAAATTAGTAAAACTAAATATGTCTTCTGTAAGACTACTACCGCCTGCAGATGCTGCTATAGCTATCAGGTTACTAGCATTAGAAGGTATATTACTTGATACCGATATATTAGTGGTGAGTCCTTTAAGTCCTACTAGATCTAAAGTAAAACCAATTTCATTATTTTTTGGTGTTATTTTTCTATCAACAATATAGTACCTTTGATCTTCTTCGAATAAATCTAAATCATTTATATTTCCAAGAGTAGAGTTTATAGAATCAAGCAAACTTCTCAACATATCGTATATGTTAATATCTTTATTCTTATTGTTTTCCAAAATCTCTGAGTACATATTTTTTAAAAATGAAACATTTATTAAAAGATTTAGTAAATCATCTGTGTTTCCTTTTATGCAGTTATGTACTCCTTGTGAAGATGCTACATTTAGTTTTAGTAGAGCGTTAGAATTTTTAGGTTTAGGTAGAATACATATATCAGGTTGCAAAGATACATGATTACTGAATGTTGCAAAAGCATTTCTATTTTCGTACTTACCTGAAGGTTTAGAATCAAATTTACCGCAGTAAAATTTTACGAAAGGAATATTACTGTCTTTTAACTGATAATTATTATTTATAAAATTTAAAAAGCTTCCTAAAGTAATATACCTGTACGAATTAAATCCAGATGGTTTATCTGAGTTAGCAGTATCAATATTAGCTACAAATACATTATCAAACTCTCTTAATATCTCTGGTTTTGCATCATTTGTAAATTTCATTGATTTGAAATCTCTTTCCTTAATAACTCCTGTCATTCCTCCTGTAGGTGCAGGAACCGAGGAGAGTATTGTATCAAGGTAGTGGTATATCTTATTAACTATACCTAATTCTCTTTCTTTTTCACTTACTCCTGGTTGAAATAGAGCTGATAATGATTCTGTTAGCTCGCCGTACCCTGTTATATCAATCGAACAGTCATAAACACCTTCATTATTGTAGCTCCAGATAAAGTTACTAGTTTTACCGAGTAGAGCGTCGTAGTTATTAGATTGATCTGTTCTTAATTTTTTTAGCTGTTTAAGTATTGCAACACTTCTATGTATTCCTTTTTTTGGATCATTAGGTGGAAGCCCGTCAAACCAGTTATTATATGTTTTTATATTAGAAGACGTTGTCCCAGTATTATTATCTAATAGTACGGAATGTCCCCATTCTAGTAGCATAGAATACCCGGGAAGTAGGTACAGTCTTTCAAATTTTTCTAAATCGTCTAAACTATTTACTTGAAATTCTACAGTTGCTTTCTTTATAGCACCAAAAGTGCCTTGAGAGTTTATTGATACTCTCGTTATTCCAGCCATTGGTCTAAAGCCGAATCGTTTACTATGAGAATAAGAGCTATTATTATCTTGAGTAAAGCCTTGTTTTAAGGAACCGTTGTAGGTGCCCCCAAAAAGTATATTTTGGCTAGCTGTATTACTATTATCTGTATTGGAAACATCTGCTCCAGAAGATAATTTAACCCAACCGGTATTACTATTAAGAAATAGTAGATCGCTATCAGTGCGTTTTCGTTTTTCAACTATACTCTTTCTAGTGTTTAACTGTGTCTCAACACTTTCAGCTACATTACTGTATATAGTCGATTTTTTTGACCAACCTATTGACATTTATCTTGAAGAATTTATATCATCATATAACTGTATAGCTAGCTCTTTAGAAGCAGGTATTCTTATCTGCTCTCCCGGTGTAGGGTTGAGAGAAGCTCTTTGATGATTGTTTGAAGAAGCTATAATCCACCATAAAGTAGAATCGTTATAGTATTGAAAAGCAAGTTTATCGTATCTATCACTCACAGAAGCAATTATGTATATATCATCTTCATTCTCTGGAACTGATGGATATATAGCATTAGTAATATAACTTATGCCTTCTTTAGTTTTATATTTATCGATGTCTTTATATCGTCTCATTATGGTAAAAATGGTTTTTTATCGGATCTAGTTAAAAAAGGGGTATTGCCAGTTTCAGGTCTAAAGCTATGAACCGGTCTAAAACTTAGACTAACATCTAATACCATTGGTAACTCTTGAACGTCATCGTCTGAATCAGGTACATCAGGTTCAGTCATTGCTATTTCCCATGGATATGTAGTATTCCAAGACAAGTCTAAAGATTCTATAAATCCTGGTATTTCATAAAAAAAGCTACCTACTGTTAACTTAGTGAATGTTCCTCTCATAAATCCTTCCGTGTTGTAAGTCGGTGATGTAGTAGAAATTAAATTATTTAACTTATTGTAAATTGGTTTTAATTCATGCCTAGTCATAGCAGCGACCTTAAAAGATAGGTTGATAGATCTTTGAGAGCCTATATAATTATAAAAAGGTTCTCCTCTACCAATATAATTTGTAGAACTCCAATCAGCTGTATGACTATCATCTATACTATCTATTAATGCTCTAAAAACTAATACTGTATTTTTACCGTTATTATCTGAATTTATAACTTCAAATCTAAATTTAGCTAAATCTCTGGAATCTTTTACTGCGTTGAATTGTTCAAAAGTAGTAATTGGTCCTCCGGTTTTATATGGTTCTAATAAATTTATTCTGTCCAGTTCATCTTTAATAACAAATTTAGAATATGTTGTTTTAGGGTCTTTCGATATTTTTTTACTTATATTACCTAGACCTACTCTATTTTCAATTTTTTGCTCACGGTTTGGTTGAGGTACTTTTTCAGGAGGTGTCTGACCTTTGTAGATTAACGTTGCTTCCTGACCTGTAATTTCAATAGGAGCTGTTTGAGATTTTAATTCAAAAGCTGCGACTTGTTTTTCGAATCCAGTATTTACAAACTTACCGCCTTCTTTTACTTCACCAGCGTAGTTTCTACCTAAGTAATGACTGTTAGCTTGAAAGCCTTTTACAAAATGTATACCTGTGTTATTAACTGGTACTTGTGCAAGTGTAGAACCAAGTACTCTAGCTGCATTAACACTTCCACCTAATAGGTTACCTAGAAGACTAGATCCTTCTTCTGATTGTTCTTTACCTTTTATTCTTACTCTACCTAACTGTGCTTCATTAGATAGGTAACTTAATCCTTGTGATCTAGTCATTAACGCAGCTATTCTTGCTAAGTCGTCTGCTCTTTTGCTTCCTTGGCTAGATCTATTACCTTGTTCTTCGATAGTAGAAGGAATAGTTTTTTGTATGATAGGTTCATTTCCTACATTAAAAGTTCCGTACTTAAGTTTATTAAGTTGAGTTTTACCTTCTATATAATTTTTTAAAATTGACATATGTTAACTTTTATAGCTTGACATTACTAATGTTTCACCTACTTTTCTACCTTCTAAATTTATTACCTTTCCTCCTTCTACAGCTGATATAAGCTGTCTAAGTAATCCGTTTGTTTCTTTACCAAATTGAGTACCACCAGCCATTACTAAAGTATCTTTTGGATTTTGTCTTATAGTAAAATCATCAGGTTTAATTACATCTGGCAGTGCCATATTTGCAGCAATTTTTTTATTAGCAAATTCTGCGTTTTTCTTTTTCATCTGAAGGTTAATAAGTCCACCAGGGCTCATAAGTCCTAAATAGTCCATAACTCCTGGTCCAGATGAGGCTGTTGCTAATCTTCTAGCTTCTTCGGAAGACATTCCTTTCTTTTCTAAGTCTGCTATTTTCTTTTTTTCATCGATACTTAGATTTGTACCGGTCAAGAAACCTATGAACTTAATTAATTTTTTTAACGAGGCACCTAAACTTTGTAAAGTACCACCTTTGGCTAAGCCTACAAATTGTTGTTTTAAGTCTTTCATTGCCTCAGCAAAATCTTCTTCTAATGTTTTTCTTGCTTCTATTTGAGCCATAGTTGCTTTATCTAATCCTGATTTAGTTTTAAAGTCTTCAATGGCTTGTTTATCTCCTTCTCTTAATACTCTGTAGTATTCCTCAGCTGCTACTTTATTATTACCCTGTATAAGGTATGCTTTTTGTAGTTCATCTGCTGATAATCCTGTTGCTTTAGCTATTGCTTCCATTATAATAGGACTTCTTCTCTGTTCAGCAGTTAAATTCTGCATTTGAGATAATACATCTGCTGTTGCTCCTGCTATATCTCCGGTTGCGGCTTTAGCTCTAGCTCTTTCTAAGTTAAATTGCTGTCCTGTTAATAGTTCTGCTTCAAGTTCAGCACCTATAGATTGTTCAAAATCTAATAAATTACTAGCTACATTAGAAGCTTGTTGTAAATTTACTCCAAATCTTCTTACTTGAAGTACTCCTTTTGCTATAGCTTCGTTAGAAAAACCAAATGAGGCTGCAACTTGACCAGTAGCTCCAGCAACTTGCCCCATAAGTTGTTTCATACTCATTCCAAAACCATTGGTTTGAGCAAAGCTTCTATTTAAATTATTAATATTTTCTAGAGTACCGTATGCTGCTTCTCCTGTTGCATTCATTCTTAGATTAAGTCCTGCAGCTTCATTGCTGCTCATCATTAATCTTTTTGTAAGAAATGTTTGAGAGTTAAGTATATCTTGGGATGCTCCAAATGTTGCTCCAAATTCTGAGTTAAGGTCTTTTTGTGCTTCAATTAAGTAATCTAAGTTAGCTCTACTTTCACCGATACCTTTTCTTACACCTACAAATCGTGCACGTAGATTATCAGCTTCTTGTACACTAGTCCCCATTGACCTACCTAAATCAACAGCTTGTGCATTCGCTCCTTTAAGTATTTCAAAAATTAATTTTAATGCTGTTGCTATAATACCGGCTGGACCAAAAGCTTTAGCCATTCCGCTTAAACTTTTTCCAAATCCTTTCATTCCAGCAGCAAAAGGACTCTTCATATCTTTAGATCCTTTTTTGAGCTTAGCGTTACTAAGGACTGCTTCTTTTGATGCTTTTGCAGCGGCATCAAATGGTCCGGAAAGTTTACGGAGTCCTGGGATGTCTCCTATAACAGAGGATAGACTAGTAAAAAATTTAGTTGAATTATTTAATTTAGCTGCATCTTTTTGTACTTCTCCAATGGCTTCAGCCATGAATTTAGCTTGATCAGCTGCATTTGCTAGATTTTCTGCTTGTTTTAAAAATAATTCTTTTACTTTACCAGAAGTACCGGCTGCTTTAATAAGTAAATTATTTTTTTTGGCTTCTAATGCTACTACTTTAGCAAGTTCTTCACTTTTCTTTTTTTCTAAATTAGCTACAGCTTTAGTAGAGCTTATAGCTTCTTTCTGTAGTTTAGCAATATCCTTTGTAATATTAACAGATCTAAATTGTCCAATTCCAAGTTTGTCTTGCGCACCAACCGCGTCTTTAAGTTGTGCATTAATATCACTATAGCTTTTATAGATTTCTGCTGCACTAGCTTTATACTGATCAATTTTATCGATTTGTTCTTGCGATAAGCCTTTAAATTCTTCTGCCATATAGAGTATATATGTTATAAATAGGAAAGACGTCTATTTTTTAGACGCCTTTGCTGTAAAGGATGGTTTTATATCAGGTCCAAAGGTTTTTTTCTTTTTAGGACTTTTAGTTTTATTTTGTTCTGCTAAAGAATCAAAATGTTCTTGTATTTTTTGAAAAGTAAATTTTCTCAACCATATGGGCATATTATACACTTCACTCCAAGTATAACCGCCGTTACCGTGAAATACTATTTCATGTATTTGAGTGAATATTGCAGTTCTATGACTAGACGTCAGGCCAAAAAAACCCTATGCCTATCGGCAAGTCAACGCCCCCCGACACGCCGTCCGGATAAAATACTAAATCTACATCCGGAGTTACAGTAACCATAAATTTTCTAAGTGCTCTAGCATCTGCTGCTAATAGGTACTTATCTACAAATTCTCTAATATCTTTTTTTTCTACTAAACCATTAACTGAAGTTAAAGTATGTTTAAGCCTTGTTGTTGTTTCAGTACTACTGTCTTTATTTAACTTTTTAAGACCTTTCATTTCATTCTCTATCTCTCTTTCGTCTTTATGAGTTAAAAATTTAAAAGTTACTTTATTTTCAGATTTAGGTAAAGTAAATTCGAATTCATTTTTACCTTCTTTAATATCAACTTCTTTATTTTTTAATCCAGTTAAATCTACTGTATACTCTTTACCTCCAAAATTAAAAACGTAGTCTTTACCGTAAGATAGTATTCTTGCTGCTATCATAATAGCATTCTTATCTCCTATTAAAAGATCATTAAAATTAATTCCTTCTGTAATAATCAATGCTTGAAGCAGTTTATCAATAACTGTACCGTTTGAAATATAATTATTATTTGTAAGAATATCTTCTTCTTTAGCTGTCATATACTTCATCTCTACTTCACCTTTACTTAAGGGAGAATCTTTTGGGTATAATAAGCCTTTTGAAGGCAATTGTACTGTTTCTGTGGGTATTTTAAATTGTGATTCCATAAATTTTATTAAATATAACTTGTCTTTTATATAAATATACGAAAATTAAATTATGGGACAAACAAAAAACCCGACTAAATGCCGGGTTCTAAGATTTATATGTGGTAGTTTATTAGAAGTTCAATATACAGTAGTCCATTGAAATAGTCATATTTAAGTCAACTACTTCAGAACTAGACCAGTCATACTGACCAAAGTCTGCTGTTTGAATAAAGGCACCTTTCATTACCCATTCACCTATAATGTCTCCTACAGGTCCAAGAACATTAAGTGTTAAGTCTTTTTTATAAAAATCTGAATAACCAGCTCTACCGGTTACTGATTCGTATGATAAACGAGCCCACTCCATTACTGCTTGTGCTCCAGAAGGTGTGATTGGATCATATAATACAAGATCCATATCTTGCCATTCTCTTTTCCCACGAATTTTTCTATAAGAGTTAATATGATCTAACTTTATTACTTCGTCAGTAAAGCTCGGAGCTTTTACATTCTTTACCATAAACGATGGAATACCGTCTATAAAAAGGGCAAACCTGTTTTGCACCTTTGGCTCAAAAGCTCTGAACATTATTTCATTTGGGTCTAATACTGCCATTTTATGTTTTTAATTTATTATAAATAGTTATTTATTTTATTATGCTCCAAAAGATGCCCCTGTTGGTTCAACTGTGAAGTCTAGTACTATAAATTCTGCTGTTTTAGCTGGTTGTATAAATACTTGACCAATTAACTGGTTTCTATCTACTACATCTGCTGTATTATTACTGTCATCCATAGCTACCTTATAAGCATAAAGACCTTGTCTCTGTACTACTGAATCTAAGTATGGATTAACTGCTGCTAAGAATTTATTTCTTGTATTTACTGTATTCTGTTCGAATACTAAGTTTTGTGCTTGGTTACCAATAAACTCTTTTAAGTCTATTAATAATCTTCTTACATTTACTCTATCTAATGCTGAAGATTTAGTTTGTAAGGTCTTTTGACCAAATACTGCTATACCTGTTCCTGGAAAAGAAGCTATTGGGTTAACTTTAGCATCATATAAAGAATCTCTTTGTGTACGAGATAATCTTCTTTCTGCTTGAATAACTCCTGCTAATCCTCCTCTTACTAATCCTGCTGGTGCAAACCATGGTGCGTTAGCTCCATCTGTAAATGCATATACTCCAGGAATAAATGCTGAAGCTGGTGCCCATACATTCTTACCTGTTGCTGAATCAGTTTGTAACCAAGGCCAGTATGCTGCTGCATAAGAACTATTTAAAGTGTCTGCTTGACCAGTTACATTTGCTACTGAAGCTCCATGAGCATATAAATCAACTACTGCAATACAGTCTCCTCTGCTTTCAGCTAAGTCAATTAAACTATCGACTGTAGCACCGTGATGATTATCAACTATACCTGGTGCAGATACAACATTAAATTTAAAGTCATCTGAATTATTAAGTAATGTAATTACGTTACTATAATCAGATACTCCTAATCCTTGAGTATCAGCTGCAATATTATCGTTAAAGTTCATTCCAGCTTTAACAATATTTCCTGTAGCCCCGTAGAATGATCCAGATTGTGCTATAGGTAATGAACTAGAAGCTGCGTTAACTCTTATTTGTCCGTTATTACCAATATAGTTGATAGTAGTAAGACTAGCAGAACTAACTCTAATGTATTTTGATTTATTTACATACTCCCCAGAAGTAACGATGTTATCGTTTTCTGCAGATATTGCAACTCTTTGATTACCAATTACTTTTTCAATATAGTTAGGTGAGTTAGGATCTAGATCTACATTATTAAATGTTTCTAGAACTATTTTATTTTTCAAGCTATCATCTCCTCTTCTTACAGAAACTGTAAAAGTACCTTTAGAATTGTTTACGTTTGAGATCTCCCATCTCAAATTATCACTTGATCCAGATACGATAGATGAATCGGTATTATGTTCTCCTTGTGCTTGTATAGAACCTGTAGCGTTATTGTAGATTACTCCTTTACCAAGAGTCTCTAATTCGAAAGGTTGAGAACTTCCATATGCTGAAGCTGATATATGAGTGTTACTTGCTCCTGCAAATGTTCCATTTACTACTCTTGCTACTAATAAGTTATTTCCTCCTTGAGAAAAATAATTCTTAGCGGCTATAGAAGTTAAAAATTCTTGTTTAGATGAAGCTGATTCAAATGTATCTCCGAATACTCTTACATATTCATTATAGGAAGTAACAGTAGTTGGTATTTCTACCGGCCCTTTAACTGTTGGTCCTATTATACATGCTCCGACTTCAGTTGGTGCTGGTGTTACAAAAGAGATATCGTTTTCTCTTGTAAATACACCTGGGGAGATTATAGTTTCTGCCATGTTAGGTTAAGTTTAATTTATGTCTATTAATAAATATATTGTAATAATCGAAACACCTCTTATGAAGAGAGTATTCGTTGTCTTATATAAATAGACTGCAATATTCGAAAATTACTCAGGAACGAATAAGCCTTTTAAAGAATCAAATTTACCTTTTCCGTATCTTTTTTGTAAACCGATAGAAAGGTTTTTTTCGATTTCATCTGTGGCTAACATAAAACTCTTTACAGCATCAAGTCTTCTTTCTATAGATAGCTCAGTTTTTTTTATTTCTGCGCATTCTTCGTCTATTAGACTTCTTCTTTTTTGTAGATTGAGAATAGCTTTTTTTTCTTCTGATTCGAGTTTTATACTTCTTTTTACTGCCATTTTATGTTATTAGGTAATTTAAGGTTAATATCCTGTATAAGTTCTATATTATAGTAATCAAAAAGTTCAGTCCATAGTAAACTTCCTTCATATTCTTTCGCCACCCACCATTGGAGCTTCTTATCTAGCTTTATAGCTTCTTCCATAAAACCATTCTGATAACTTTTATTTCCGTCATCCTGAAACATCTTATCTATTACGTAGGGGTGACAAGTAAAAACTCTTTCGTCTATAGCTTTATAGTGCATATAGCCGTAAACACACTCTTCTTTTGTTATTTCATTTAATAACGGTTGATTTTGCAGATATGCTTTTCTAAAACTATTTTTCATATCTTCCTTATATGTAATAGTCTTTGTATCTAAATCTGGTTTAAATTTTACTATTGATTTATACCTATACGGGTCTTTAATAAGGTTAGTAGCATAGAATGTAGACTGTAAGTATGATATTCTTTTTCTTTTATGTTCTGGTTTGCTAAACATAAAAGTAGTTTCATTGCAGTATTTTTTATATCTTTCTAGCTTTTTAATCCACCTTTCATTATCTTTAGTTTGCCAAGAATGTACAAATAAGTCAGTATCCTTATCTAAAAATGGAATAATATTATCAGATAAGCCGTATAAAAAACCGGATATAAAAACTGCTTTATTCATAATTTATTATATAGTCACTGCATACTCCTAATCTATTTTCTATATTGTCTTTTTTATACTCCGGCAGTACGGCTATACTTCCTTCTATATAGGTACCGGGATTAGCCCACATGTAACCTTGAGATGTTATAATTACATCGTCGGTATCATGCCAAAAGTAATTTAAGTAGACTCCTCCTCTATCAATTTCGATTAACTTAGACAAAGCGTCATAGTTCTTACAATGTATCCATAAATGTCTGTAATAGCTTTCAATGAATTCTATCGGTATGTCGTATTGAGGTTTATCGTGTCCTAAAGCAAACTTACCTTTAACAAACCAAAAGTCTACTTCACAATCATACCCTTTAGATATGGCTTGAGCTATATAAGAAGGTTTATTTTCTTTTTCTTCTTGTTTACCGTTTATATTTCCTCTATGTGATATAAGAACCATTAAATATTTTCTAAGTAATATTTTAAGTCTTCTGGTGTGCCTAGTCCCCACATGTTATCGACATTGAATATTCTTATCTGTTTATTATCTTTTATAGCTTGATTAAAAACAGGACATACATAAAACTCACCATTTACTCTAATATTATTCTTAATCATTTCTTCAGCATACTTAACGAAATCAGAACCTTTTTTCCAGTAGTAGAACCCAACAGTAGCTGTATTAGATATAGGATTTTTTTCTGCGACTTCTGTGACTAATCCTTCTTCATTAGTTTTAGCAAAAGACCATTTAGGATGTGTAGCTTTAAATGTTACTATCCCACCGTCTGCCTCTGTTTCGTTCATCTTATACAAAAACTCATTACTATCCCATTCCACAAATTGATCTGAATTTGCAAAGAAGAGAGGTTTGTCTTTATTAATATATTCTTTCGCTAATAATGCTGTACAAGCTGCTCCTTCTGTTACCCCTTCTACTTCTACTATCTTACATTTAGGAGTTATCAAATTTAACAGAGTATCTAAGTTATACTTCTTTCTATGTGCTTTCTGTACTACATACACAAAATTAGCTTTTATATTTAAATTTTCAGTCACCACCTGAATCATAGGTTTACCTTTGACATCTATAAGAGGCTTAGGAAAAGTATACCCGGCTTGTTCAAATCTACTTCCTGCTCCTGCCATAGGTATTAAAACTGTTAGGTTTTTATCTCTCCAGGCTGGTGTTGTTTGTTTTTCTCCGTTGTCTATAGTGTTAATTTTATCCATAATATTATTATATGTAACCTCTGTTGGGTTTTTAACTCTTAAAATATACGACTTACTTCTTGCAGCAGCTAATAAACCGTACGGAGAATCTTCTACTATCAAAGTTTCTTCCGGTAACATACTCATTACAGAAATTGCTTTCCAATACATTTCAGGATGTGGTTTACTGTTAGTTACATCTTCGTTAGATATAATAAGATCTAAATACTCTATTAGTTCTAACTTAGCTAAAACTGTTAAACAGGTTCTTCTTATAGAATTAGAACATACAGCTAACTTAAACCCTTCGTTATGGAGAAGTTTAATAGTAGCTACTAATTCTCTATTAGGTTTAAGGTTAGTTAACTTACGTACAGTCAATTCTTGTTTAGTTTTCCAAACTTGATTATGTATCTCTGACGGTAAGCCTTTTTCTTGTGTAAGTAATTCTAACTTTTGAGATGTTTTTAGCCCATCGTATTTATTTAAATGTTCAGTCCAGCCTATTTTGAATCCAGGATTAACTTTTGTTAGAGCTTCATTGAGAGCATCAAAATGTATATTTTTTGCTTCAACTAAAACTCCATCTAAATCAAATACTATTAATTTTATACTGCTCATTTGAACCTTCCTCTATAATAATCGTGATTAAATATTTGTTGTTCGTCAAACTGGTTAAGTTCACGATACTGATCATCTTTTGATAAGGTACTAAATCTTTTTATCTCTGACATCATTTTAGGAGTGACAGATACTTTACCATCTCGAGTATCATCTATATCAAGAACTGTAAAATGTCTCTCTATAACATCTATACCTTGAAATATAGCTAACTTAGAAGATAGTAAATTATCTTCATGAGGATTAGTGTGATCACTTAACCCAACATTCTTGACTCCAAGTTCGTTACGAAAATATTCTATATTCTGTAAATTAAGTTTAGATAAAGGGGTAGGGTATACACAGGTACATTGTAACATATAGTACTCAATTCCCATTTCATTTAGATTATTAACAGTTTGTTTAATCTCTTCTATAGTTAAACTAGAGGTAGAGAAGAATAATCTTTTAAACTTAAAGTTTTTTAACTTTTTACCGTAATCAAAAGCTGGAATAGAGTAA